ATGCTAACCCCTGGCTAGTCCTTAGGTTTAATGTTGTCGATGGTGAACCGTTTGGTAGGGGAAGGGTAGAGGAGTTCCTTGGTGATCTCCGCTCCCTTGAATCCCTCATGCAGGCCCTTGTAGAAGGTTCTGCAGTGGCTGCTAAGGTGATCTTTACTGTATCCCCTAGCTCTACTACCAAGCCACAGACACTAGCTGCTGCAGGCAATGGAGCCATCGTTCAGGGTAGACCTGATGACATTGCTGCGATCAGCGTTGGTAAGACAGCTGACTTCCGTACAGCACAAGAGATGGCAAGCGTCCTTGAGCGACGCATCAGTGAAGCCTTCCTGATCCTTAATGTAAGGGACAGTGAGCGCACTACTGCTGAAGAGGTACGGATGACACAGATGGAAGTAGAGGCACAACTTGGTGGTCTCTTCTCCCTTCTTACTGTTGAGTTCCTAGTACCTTACCTGAACCGTAAGCTCTCGGTACTCCAAAAGAACAACGACATTCCCAAGATCCCCAAAGATCTGGTACGTCCTACGATCGTTGCTGGTATCAATGCACTTGGTCGAGGACAGGACAGGGAGTCACTGGGTCAGTTCTTCACGATGATTGCACAGACGATGGGACCCGAAGCAATCGGACAGTTCCTGAATCTGGATGAAGCAATCAAACGACTTGCTGCTGCTCAAGGTATTGATGCACTCAACCTTGTTAAGTCGATGCAAGAAGTACAGCAAGAGAAGCAACAGCAATTCCAACAGGGTCAACAGATGGAGATCACTAAGCAAGTTGGTCAACTAGCCAGCACTCCACTGATGGATCCTGACAAAAATCCACAAGCATTACAGATGATCAATGGCAACCCAGCGTCCAACCAAGCTCCAGAAACCCAACAACCAGAAGGAGCCACTCCCACAGGTTGAAGCTCCAGAACCGCTTGAAGGAGATGACCGCTATCTCAAGCGAACTAAACTTGGTACACCAACTATCGGTCGTTCACCCGATTACGTAAAGACTATTGGTCTAGGTAATCTAACCGTTATTACTGCAGATGGCAAACGAAATTACACTTAATCCCTACGAACAAGTTGAAGGAGAATTTAGTGCTGAAGAGCTTGACTCTCTCCGTGTTGGAGAGGAGATGGCCGAGGCAGAGAACCAACTCCTGGCTGGTAAATACCAATCAGCTGAGGAACTTGAGCGAGGTTATCTTGAACTACAGAAGCGTCTGAGTGGTAAGGAGGAGCCCCAGGAAGGCACCCCTGATATCCAAGAGGAGGATGATACCCAACCCGAAGAGGAGGCACCTCCTGAAGGCTTGTATGAGCAGCTGATTGAATCCTACCGTGAAGGTAAGTGGGATCCTGAATTGGTTGAGAAGGTTGAGGGTATGAATCCTGTTGATGTTCTCAATCTGATGCTTGAGAATGGTTCTCAACAACAACAGCAACCCACTGCAACTGAAGCAGATGTGGTGAGTATCCAAGAGTCAGTTGGTGGTACAGAGGAGTACCGGAACATGATCCAATGGGCTAGTCAGAACCTCTCTGAACAAGAGATCGGTCTCTATGACGCAGCCATGGATAAGGGTGATCCTCTCACTATGTTCTTTGCTGCTCAGGCTTTGTTTGCTCGGTACCAAGATGGTGTTGGGTATGACGGTGAGCTACTCACTGGTGGTGCTCCACAGTCCACATCTCAAGGCTTCCGTTCACAGGCGGAGTTGATCGCAGCGATGAGTGATCCTCGCTACGACAAAGACCCTGCATACCGTGCAGACGTTGCCGACAAACTTGCTGTATCTAACATCTAATGACTGTCACTTCTAACGAACGGAACCAACAAAACATCTTCGCAAAGGAACCTCAAATCTACATGGACCCTAACTACACCGTATCTCACAATGAGCGAGCTGAACTCCTTAATGGTCGCCTCGCTATGCTTGGCTTCGTGGCTGCTGTTGTCTCTTACCTCCTGACTGGTAAGTTGTTCTTCGGCGTCTACTGAGGTATTGGTAGTTCCGCTAATACTGCGAGTGTATTGGCGGAGCTGGAGGCGTGAGCAATATTAAAGTTCCTTGCTTTATTATTATGCTACCTATCCTAACTACATTGTCAGTTCTCAGTAGCTGGTACGGACCCGGCTTTGATGGCCGCCTTACAGCTAATGGAGAACGGTACAATCAACACGGCCTTACTGCAGCGCACAAGACACTCCCCTTTGGTACACGCCTACGTGTGTGTTACAAGAGGTGTGCCGTTGTACGGGTCAACGATCGAGGACCCTATGTCTATGGACGTTCTCTTGATCTCAGTAAAGGTGCGGCTGATGCTATCGGTCTCACTGCCAGTGGAGTTGGTAGGGTCAAAGTAACACGACTCAACTAACACTACATGACTATGACTGCAACACTCGCAGCTCCCCGGTCCCAGGCTAACCCTTGGGACTCTTATTTGAATTGGGTCACTTCGACCAACAACCGCATTTATATCGGTCATTTTGGCGTAGTAATGATTCCCACATTACTCGCTGCTACGACCTGTTTTATCCTGGCATTCATTGCCGCACCCCCGGTAGACATCGATGGAATACGAGAACCCGTGGCGGGCTCCCTACTCTACGGAAACAACATCATCTCAGGAGCTGTTGTTCCCAGCTCAAACGCAATCGGACTCCATTTTTACCCAGTGTGGGAAGCTCATTCACTTGATGAATGGCTCTACAACGGCGGTCCTTTCCAGCTTACCGTCTTCCACTTCCTCATTGGCATCTATGCTTACATGGGACGAGAGTGGGAACTTAGCTATCGACTAGGGATGAGGCCTTGGATCTTTGTCGCATACTCAGCCCCTGTCGCAGCGGCGACCGCAGTCTTCCTCGTCTATCCGTTTGGTCAAGGTTCGTTCTCGGATGGGATGCCTCTTGGTATTTCGGGAACCTTCAACTACATGCTCGTCTTCCAAGCTGAACATAACATTCTCATGCACCCCTTCCACATGCTTGGCGTCGCTGGAGTGTTTGGTGGCTCGCTATTCAGTGCTATGCACGGTTCGCTGGTTACCTCTTCGCTTATTCGTGAAACGACTGAAGAGATCTCTCAGAACTATGGTTACAAGTTTGGTCAAGAGGAAGAGACCTACAACATTGTTGCAGCCCACGGATACTTTGGACGTCTGATCTTCCAGTATGCAAGCTTCAATAATTCTCGTAGCCTTCACTTCTTCCTTGCTGCTTGGCCTGTTGTCGGTATCTGGTTTGCTGCTCTTGGTGTTAGCACCATGGCCTTCAACCTCAATGGCTTCAACTTTAACCAGTCCCTGTTGTCTGCTGATGGGCAGGTGATTAACACCTGGGCAGACATCCTTAACCGAGCTGGCCTTGGTTTTGAAGTGATGCATGAACGAAATAGTCACCAGTTTCCTTTGGACCTAGCTGCTGCAGATAGCCTTCCCGTGGCTCTCACAGCTCCAACTATCGGTTGAGAAAGTGCCGCACATGCGGCGTTGAAAAAGACCTAGAAGAGTTCTATAAGTCTGGTAGAAAAGGTAGACCTGAGGAGCGGCACACTGAATGTAAAGATTGTGCAAAGGCTCGCGTCAAAGCAAACCACTGCCCAACTCGTGCTCGTTCCAACGATCTACGACGACGCTACAACATAACGATAGAAGAATACGACGCTATGTATGAGCGTCAAGGCGGTAAGTGTGCCATCTGCCCAGCCACTGAACCTGGAGGCAGGTGGAATCATTTCGCCGTTGACCATGACCATGAGACTGGAGCCGTTCGGGAGTTGCTGTGTAACAACTGCAACACGGCTCTAGGTCTAATGCAAGACTCTTCCTATTTACTCCGCCTCGCTGCAAATTATTTGGACAAACACAATGGCACTCGGTTACAATCCTAAGACATCATCGGTTGTTCCTAACTATGTCGTGAAGACAACTGGTGATCGCTTCTTCATTCCTGCCTACCCTGAGGTTCATACCTCTGCTGCTGACCTTGCTCAGTGCAAGAAGCTCAGCCCTAAGGGTGTGGAACAGGTAGCAGCCTAATCAACGGGAGTCAGGCACCTCAGTGTCGGACCTGGCTCCTATTGGCTTTGGCCCTTACGAGGACAACCTTAGCCATTGACAGTACGGAGAGACGTACACCCTGTTTATATTTGCGCTAAAAATTTTCCAACGTTGGAGCCCTTGACTTTAACTCTCTTAACTAACAATGGCTCTTAATCTCCCCGGCACTGGCACTCCGCCTAATGCCAAGTTTACCGCTGTCGGTAACATCAATAAGACCCCTGGTCTTGGTCTCACCCAAGGTGGTGCTGACTACAACAATAAGTACGCTACCTATCTGAAGCTCTTCAGTGGTGAGCTGTTCAAAGCGTATGAGTCGGCTTGTATTGCAAAAGGAACTGTTCAGTCCCGTACCCTGAAAAATGGAAAGGCGTTGCAGTTCATCTTCACTGGCCGTATGACGGCAGAGTACCACCAACCTGGCACCCCGATCCTTGGATCTGGTGATCCCCCGGTGGCTGAGAAGACGATCATCTGCGATGACCTGCTGGTCTCCAGTGCATTTGTCTACAGCCTGGATGAGACTCTGGCTCACTACAGCCTGCGTTCTGAGATCTCCAAGAAGATTGGCTACGCTCTTGCTGAAGCCTACGATAAGAAGATCTTCCGCACTATCGCTAAGGCTGCCCGTGAGGCACACCCCATCACTGCTGCTCCTGGTCCTGAGCCCGGTGGCTCGATCATCAAGCTCGGTGCTGGTAATGAGTACAGCGCACAACACCTTGTGGATGCCTTCTTTGAAGCTGCAGCTATTCTCGATGAGAAGAACCTGCCCAAGCAAGGTCGTACCGCTGTGCTGTCCCCGCGTCAGTACTACGCTCTGATCTCCCAAGTGGATACCAACATCCTGAACCGTGACTTTGGCAACAGCCAGGGTAACCTGAACAGTGGTGAAGGTCTCTATGAGATCGCTGGTATCTCCATCAAGAAGTCCAACAACCTGCCCTTTAAGGCTGGTACTGTGGCTCGTGTGGATGGTGAGAACAACGATTACGGTGGTGACTTCTCTGCCCACTGTGGTCTGATCTACCAGAAGGATGCTGCTGGTGTGGTCGAAGCTATCGGTCCCCAAGTGCAGACTACTGGTTCTGATGTTCACACCCTGTATCAAGGTGATGTGATCGTTGGTCGTCTGGCTATGGGTGTCGGCACCCTGAACCCTGCTGCTGCTATTGAGCTGCAGGCTGCCTGATAGGAGGTAACCATGACAATGAGTGGTTCCCCTCCGCCTAAGGTGAGCACTACTAGCTTGCCTACTGTGGCGGGTCACACTGTGGTGGAAGTAACTTTCCCCCGCACCAATAAGGATGCTGGTCTTGCTGCTTACTCGATTAAGAGTGAGACCTACGATCCTCGTTCG